GGTCACGTGACTGCGCACATGCGCACGTGCGCAGTCACGTGACTTTACAGGATCACGCAAAAAGCGCGGCGCGCAGGAGGGTCGAGCGGCGAATAAGTAAGGCGGACGCGCGGTTTCGGGCACATGCGACGAAGGGACCTGACGTGAGCACGACGCCTGACCTGATCATCCAGGAGCCTGCCGCGGTTTACCGGGCCAAGGCCGCGACCCACCTGACCAGCCACCACCTGGCGCACTTCCGACGGTCGCCGCTCCTCTACCACAAGGTGAAAGCGGGCCTCGTGCCCGATGAGGACCGGCCGGCGTACCTGGTGGGCCGGGCGGCCCACACGCTCATCCTGGAGGGGAGGGAGCAGTACGAGGCGGAGTATGCCGTCGGGGGCCCCATCAACCCGAAGACCGGCGCCCGGTTCGGCGCCAACACAAAGGCATTTAGCGAGTGGGCCGAGGCCCAGGGCAGGTCGGTCCTCACGGACGAGCAGGCCCTCCTCGTGGAGAACCTCGCGGCCGGTGTGCGGGCGCATGAGGTGGCCTGCGACCTTCTGGCCCAGGGCGTGGCGGAAGGTGTGGTCCGCGCTGAGTACGGCGGTGTGCCCTGCCAGATTCGGATGGACTGGTTTAATCCCGACCACGGTATCGTTGACCTCAAGAGCACCGACGTGCTCGACTTCTTCGAGGCCGACGCCCGCCGCTACGGCTACATCCACCAGATGGCATTCTACCGGGCGGTCCTGGCCCGGGCCCTTGGCCAGCCGGTCCGTTCGGCAACCGAGACAGTCGCATACGTTCCTGTCCACATCATCGCTGTCGAGAAAAAGGAGCCGTATCGCGCTGGAGTGTGGCTTGTCTCCGACAGCGCGCTGGTCGTGGCCCAGAAGGAAAACGAGGCGGCAATCGAGCGACTGAAAGGCTGCGAACGGACGGGCGTGTGGCCGACCGGTTACGAGGAGATCAGAGTCTTCGACTGGGTGTGAGGAGCCGCACGGTAAGGACCTGCAAGGCACGGCTGGCCGAGGTGAGGTGTGGCACGGCGAGGCTTGACGAGGTGCGGCAAGGCATGGCAGGCAGGTGGGACAAGCGGTGACAGGCGCCTCAGGATGGCGTGCCGCCCCTGGCCAGGGCGGCGGGACTCCCTGTGCCTGAGGCGCCGCGCCACCGCAGATCAAACACACAGGCACGCAGTGAAACAGGAGCCCCGCACATGGTGAAGACAGCGAAGCAGACGGAAGTGAGCATTCCCCCGATGAACATCCAGTCAATGGAGATCGTCCTCGTGGGCGATTCTCCGCTTGTCGTGCACGCCTGGTCCGACAAGGCCAAGAAGATGATGCTCGACAAGCAGATGAAGAAGGCGATGCCCAAAAAAGAGGCCAAGAGCCCCGAGCAGGACTTCATCGACTCCCTGTACTGGTACAGCACCAAGCCGAAGAACGCGACGCTCGCGGACGTGGAGAAGGCCGACTTCGGCTTCCCGGCCATCGCCTTCAAGGCGGCGGCGGTCGATGCGTGCAGCCACGTCGACGGAATGACCAAGGTCGAGGCGCGGGGGGCGTTCCACATCGACACGGACCTCGTGAAGGTCGAGGGCCGGCCCACGCCGCGCGAAGACATGGTGCGCATCGGCATGGGCGTGGCCGACATCCGCTACCGCGGCGAGTTCCGCAAGTGGCGCGTGCGCCTGCCCATCCGCTACAACGCCAACCTCATCAGCGCGGAGCAGTTGGCCAACTTGTTTGAGGCGGCCGGCTTCGGCATCGGCGTCGGCGAGCACCGGCCGCAACGAGATGGATCGGGCGGGCGATTTCATGTCGCTCGCGCAGGCGAGTGAACCCGGCGAGCTTGGCTCGGCGAGGCATGTCGTGGCACCGCATGGCTGGGCTCGGCAGGCCTGGCAGGGCTTGGCTTGGTCTGGCAGGGCGCGGCAAGGCAAGTCAAGTCAAGGCGCGGCAGGCAAGACGGGGCTTGGCGAGGTTAGGCGAGGCTTGGCGAGGCCTGGCTTGCCAGGCAGGGCTCGGCTTGGCGTGGCAAGGCAAGGCGCGGCAAGGCCTGGTGTGGCGTGGCACGCACGGTCAGCCGCAGCAGGTGTGGAAGGAAACGGCGAATGGCCAATCGGCGCAAGGCGGGTCCGGTCGGCCGCCGCAAAATCCCGCGTTGTAAGAGGGGCAGAGCGGTGCCATGCAAAGTGGAAAACGCTGGTACTGACCCTCATCGGGGATACGCCGCTGATTGTGCACCGGTGGGACCCGCAAAAGTACCTCGTGATTCACTGACCAAGGAGCAGCGAATGATCTACCGATTCAGGGTCGGGTTCCAGTTGGCCGGCGACCCCCAGACGGTTGGCGAGACGTTGGAGGCGCTCCGCACCCGCAATGGCGGGCAGCTGACGCCCGAGGACGTGGTCGTCGAGGCGGCCAAGCGGCGGTCAGTCCTGCGCCCGTACTTCGAGTGGGACGACACGGAGGCGGCCCGGCAACACCGGCTGTCCCAGGCGAGGTATCTGATCCGGGCCGTCGTGGTGTGCCCGGCGCAGGACGAGCCGCCGTTCGAGCCGGTGCGGGCATTCGTCTGCGTCGGCGGCTGCGACGAGGAGGCGCCCAGGTCATTCACGCACATCTGCCAGGCGATGCGGGATGAGAAGTTGCGCGACCAGGTGTTGGAGCGCGCTCGGGCGGAACTTGTGGCGTGGCGCAAGCGCTACGCTGACCTCAAGGCGTTCGCCAAGGTCTTCGAAGTCGTTGACGCGATGCTCTGACTCTCACTGCGCTCGGCTGGGCGTGGCAGCCGTGGCTTGGCCTGGCAGGGCTTGCCGCGGCCAGGCTTGACGAGGGCGGGCGAGGCATGGCACGGCAGGCGTGGCGCGGCGAGGCCTGACGAGGTAGGGCGTGGCTGGTCTTGGCTTGGCGCGTCCGGGCAAGGCACGGCAGGCGTGGCTTGGCTGGGCTCTGCGGGGCGCGGCTGGACCGGGCCAGGCGCGGCATGGCAGGCATGGCGAGGCAAGGCGCGGCGAGGTGGGACGGGGCTAGGTGCGGCAGGCATGGCCCGGCGAGGCGAGGCGGGACCTGGCGTGGCCGGTCTTGGCTTGGCGAGGCGGGGCAGGCTAGGCCCGGCAAGGCTTGGCACGGCGATGCGGGGTGCGGCGCGGCGAGGCTCGGCAGGCCTGTAATACGGAATCGATAACCCTTGGCCCAAAGGAGACCATGATGACATTGCTGGAATCGCTGATCCGAACCACGCACCTGGCGCCCCCGAAGATGATCGTCTATGCCCAGCCCGGTACGGGCAAGACGACGTTCGCCGCGTCGGCGGCCGCGATCCTCATCGACTGCGAGAACGGGGCCGGCGCCGTGCGGGGCCTGGCGCGCACGCCGTACCTCCAGAGTTGGCCGGAGATGCGGAAGTGGCTGGTCGAACTGGCCTCGGCGCCGCCGGAGGGCGTCCCGGCCGTGGCCATCGACACCATCGACTGGATGGTCCAGCGAATCGTTGAGCACGTGGTCGTGGACCTCGACGGCAAGTCGCCCAGGGACGTCACCAACACGCTCGGCACGGCCCACGGCGGGTATTTCAAGGCCCGCGAGATCGTGCAGAACATCGTCTACCGCGATCTCTTGCCGATGCTCAACGCCCTGGCCAACAGCGGAGTTGCGATCATCCTGCTGGCCCATGCGGCCAACACCAAGATGACCACGCCGGAGGGGTTCGACCTCCGCCTGGCCGCCCCGGACCTGCCCCAGTGGATCGCCCCGCCGTTCATCGAGTGGGCCGATGCTGTCCTCTACGCCGTGCGCGACGGAGACCGGCGCCTGCTGATGACCCAGGGCACGAACGTGGTCCTGGCCAAGAACCGCTACAGCCTGCCGGCCGAACTGCCGCTGTCGTGGCAGGCGCTCATGGACGCGATGGTTGCGGCGGCAGCCGAAGGGGGGCAGCGTGGGCAAGGCCAGTAAACGCAGGTCCGCCCCCCAGCCGGAGTGGTGGTGCGTGCTGGTTGTCGGGGCGCGGTGCAACCCGACGAACCACTGGCTGGCGGCCGACGCCGCGGTCACCCGGCCCGAGGCCGTCGGATTCGACCCGCCGAAGGTGGCGGGCGCAGGCTCGCAGCCGGCGCGGGTGGCACTCTGGAGCAGTATCCGCAGCGCGCGTGCTGAAATCCGCGCCGGTGATCTGGCCTACGGACGGGCCGACGGCGCGGAAGTCGTGAGAAAGTGGAAGGGCACAGTGGAACAACCCCAAGGAGGCGTGAACCGTGGCTAACCTCGGCAATTTCAACGCGAACGAAGTAGAACCGGCAAGTTTCGATCCGTTGCCGGCCGGGAAGTACCTGGCATGCGTCGTCGAGTCGGAGATGAAGGCCACGAAGAAGGGGGCCGGCCAGTTCCTGAACCTGACGTTCCAGGTGCTGGACGGCGAGTACAAGGGCCGCAAGGTCTGGGCGCGGCTGAACCTGAAGAACCCGAACCCACAGGCCGAGCAGATCGCGCGGGGGCAACTGTCGGCCCTGTGCCGGGCCGTGGGCGTGATGACGCCGCGCGACTCGGTGGAACTCCACAACCTGCCGCTGGTCGTCACGGTGAAGGTCAAGAAGCGCGAGGACACCGGCGACCTCCAGAACGAGGTCAGCGGGTACGCGAAGAAGGAGACCGCGGCGGGCCAGCCCCAGCAGGCCGCCACCAGCACGCCGCCGTGGCGGAGGCAGGGGGCGGCCGGCGGTGCTTGACCTGGAACTCCCGTATCCGCCGTCGGTCAACCACTACTTCCGCATGGTGGGCCGGCGGGTGCTGATCAGCCGCGAGGGTCGGGCGTTTCGCGGGCGCGTCTGCTCGATCCTCGCGGCCCTGGGCGTGCGGCCGCTCGACGGCCCGCTGGCCGTCCAGATTGAAATCTACCCGCCGGATAACCGGCGGCGGGACGTGGACAACACGCTCAAGAGTTTGCTCGATGCGCTTCAGCACGGCGGTGCGTACCGGGATGACAGCCAGATTGTGCGCCTGGCCATCGAGAAACGTCAGCCGGTCGAAGGTGGCAGGACCATCGTGAGGATTGCCCGGACGTAGCATGGAACTCAGGCCATACCAGCGCGAGGCCGTTGATGCTGTCTACCGCCACCTGCGGGAGCGGGCCGATAACCCCGTCATCGTCATCCCGACCGCCGGCGGCAAGACCCCCGTCATGGCCACCATCTGCCGCGACGCCGTCCAGCAGTGGGACGGCCGCGTTTTGGTGCTCGCGCACGTGAAGGAACTCCTGGAGCAGACGGCCGGGACGCTCCATCGCGTGGCGCCGGACCTGCCCATGGGCATCTTCTCGGCGGGCCTGGGGCGGCGCGACCTGGGGTACGCCGTCACGGTGGCGGGCATCCAGTCCATCTATCGGCGGGCCGCTGACCTGCCGCCGCTGGACTTGGTAATCGTCGATGAAGCGCATTGCATACCGCCTGAAGGCGACGGGATGTACCGGCAGTTCCTGGCCGAGGCCAAGGTGGTCAATCCGCAGGTCCGCACCATCGGCCTCACGGCCACGCCGTTTCGCATGTCGAGCGGCCCCATCTGCCGGCCCGACCACTTCCTGAACGCTGTCTGCTACGAGGCGGGCGTGCGGGAACTCATCGTGGCCGGGTACCTCTCACCCCTGCGCACGAAGGCGGGGAGCGAGAAGGCCGACTGGTCGGCCTTGCACATCCGCGGCGGCGAGTATGTGGCCGATGAGGTCGAGGCGATGATGGACACAGACCGCCTCGTGCGGTCGGCCTGCGCCGAGATCGTCGAGCACACGCGCGACCGGCGGTCTGTACTCATCTTCGCGTCCGGCATCGAGCACGGCGGACACGTTCAGCGGGTGCTCGGGCAGGAACACGGCGTCCAGTGCGGTTTCGTGACGGGCGACACGCCTGGCGGCGAGCGCGATCGGCTCGTCGACGACTTCCGCGCCGGTCGCCTCAAGTACCTGGCGAACGTCAACGTTCTCACGACCGGGTTCGACGCGCCCGGCATCGACTGCATCGCCATGCTGCGGCCGACCCTGTCGCCGGGGCTCTACTACCAGATGGTCGGGAGGGGTTTTCGCCTCGCGCCGGGGAAGGCCGACTGCCTGGTGCTCGACTTCGGCGGCAACGTGCTGAGGCATGGCCCGGTCGATGCCCTGCGCATCGAGGAACCTGGCCGTGGTGACGGGGAGGCCCCCGCCAAGGAGTGCCCCCAGTGCCACGCCGTCATTGCGGCCGGTTACGCCACGTGTCCCGAGTGCGGCCATGAGTTCCCCGAGCGCCAGGTCCGCCAGCACGAAGCGAAGGCCTCCGATGCGGCGGTCCTCAGCGGCCAGGTCACGCTCACCGAGTACGACGTAAGCGAGGTCTCTTACAGCGTCCACACCAAGCGCGATGCGCCGCCGGATGCACCCAAGACCATGCGCGTCCAATACCGCATCGGCTGGAACATCTGGCGCAGCGAGTGGATTTGCTTCGAGCACACCGGCTGGGCCCGCGCGAAGGCCGAATCCTGGTGGCGCCGGCGCACCGATCAGCCTGCGCCCGCCACGGCCGCCGAGGCCGCTGCCACCGCAATCGCCGGGTACCTGGCCGAACCGGTGGCCATCACTATCAAGAGCGTGGCCGGCGAGAAGTACGACCAGATCATCGGCTACCGCTTCGCCGACGAGCCGCCGCCGGACGCCCAGTTTGCGCCCGAGCCGACTGCTGAACCCGTTGATGACCTGAACCTCGACGATGAGGCCGTCCCCTTCTGAAAGGATGCTGCATGAACCCCAGCGACGCGCAGGCGGCGATCGCGCAGGTCTGCGACGACGTAAAGCGGATGCTCCTGGAGAAGAACAGGGCCTACGGCAACTCGGCTCTTGCGCCTTTACGCATCTTCTCGCGGGCCGACGCCATCGAGCAAGTCAACGTCCGTATTGACGACAAACTCTCGCGCCTCGCCCGCGGCCGGGAGTTCGCCGGCGACGACACGGAACTGGACCTGATCGGCTACCTTGTTCTGCGCCGCGTGGCGCGGCGACTGGCAGCGCCCAAGACAAACGCTGACCCGCCCCTCGTGCGCCTTGGACCTGGTGGTGACTTTACTCGCGACTGGCCGCACGAGGACGGGGCCGGGCAGGGGGACGGGACGTGATGGAGCAGGCGACCCCAAAGGCCCGGCCCGCATGGCCGCCTGAGTTCCTGGACATGACCGCTGTGGCGCACCTGCTCTGCACGTCCCAGAAGCAGGTGCAGCGGATGCTGGCGAGCGGACGGCTGCCGCACGCCGACCTCAACCTCAGCGGAACGGGCGGGGTAAAAGGGCGGCGGTGGCACCGCGCCCGCTTGGTCGCGTGGCTTGAGTCGCAGAGACCGTGAGGGCGATGACTCTGACAACCTTCGCCGATCCCGTGGCCGCAGTGCTGTCGCGCCTTCAGGGCGTGAAGCAGTGTGGCCCTGCGCAGTGGGAGGCGCGGTGCCCGGCGCACGACGATCAGCACGCCTCGCTGAGCGTCGCGCGGGGCGAGGAGGGGCGATGCCTCTTGCACTGCCACGCGGGGTGTTCGCTGGATGCGGTGTGCCGCGAGATGGGTGTTGAGCCGAAGGACCTGTTTGCCACGCCGCCGGAGGCCGGCCCGACCGAGCGTCGCATCACGGCCGCCTACGACTACCATGATGAATCGGGCACGCTCGTCTTTCAGGTTGTGCGGTTTGAGCCGAAGGACTTCCGTCAGCGGCGGCCTGATGGCAAGGGCGGTTGGGTGTGGAACCTCAAGGGAGTCCGGCGTGTTCTTTATCGCCTGCCCGAACTCCTTGCCGCCGGCCTGGGCGCATGGGTCTTCGTGGTCGAGGGCGAAAAGGACGCCGACAATCTTGCGGCCCTGGGCCTCGCGGCAACCTGCAACCCCGGCGGCGCCGGCAAGTGGCAGGACGGCTACTCAGAAGCCTTGCGCGGCCGGCGCGTGGCCATCATACCCGACCTGGACGACCCCGGCTGGGCGCACGCCCAGGACGTGGCCCGGCGTCTGCGCGGCAAGGCGGCCGCGGTGCGGATCATCGACCTCGGCCAGTCGCCGGGATTCGAGGGCAAGGACGTCTCGGACTGGCTTGAGACCCACGACGCACAGGCCGCCGATGACCTGGCCCGGGCGCTGGTGGAGATGGCCGAGCGGACTCCCGTTCCGGGGGCGGCGTCGCCTGCGGCGCAGGCATGCCGCTGGAGGTCATTTCCGGCGGACGCGCTTCCCCCGGTATGCCGGAGATTCGTGCGCGAGGCGGCCGATGCCCTGGGTGTTGATGCGTCCTACGTGGCGCTCCCTGTCCTGGCGGGCCTCGCGTCGGCCATCGGGAACACGCGGCGCATCGCCCTCAACCGCACGTGGGTCGCCCCGGCGGTGGTCTGGGCAGGCATCATCGGCGAGTCAGGCACCCTCAAGAGTCCGGCCATCAAGGTGGCCCTCGCGCCGGTCTACAAGCGGCAGGCCCAGGCCCTCGAAGCCCACCGGGCGGCGATGGACCAGTACAAGGCCGATGCCCACGACCACCGGCTGGCAATGAAGGACTGGGAACGCACCGGCCGCAAGGCAGGCAAGGCCGCGCCGCCGGCCCCCGAGCGGCCCGTCATGGCCCGGTTCTACTGCTCCGACGTCACGGTCGAGGCCCTGGCCGACCGCCTTGAGGAGGCGCCGCGGGGTCTCCTGGTCATCCGCGACGAACTCTCCGGCTGGCTCGGCTCGTTCGGGCAGTACAAGCAAGGCAAGGGCCGCGATGAGGCCAACTGGCTTCAGATGTTCGACGCCGCGACCCTCATGGTGGACCGTAAGACGGGCGACCGGCCCACCATTCACGTGCCGCGCGCCGCGGTCTGCATCGCGGGCGGCATCCAGCCGGGCATCCTCCGCCGCATGTTCACGGCCGAGCACTACGAGTCGGGTCTGGCGGCGAGGTTTCTCATGGCGATGCCGCCCAAGCGGGCCAAACAGTGGACCGACCGAGAGGTCTCGCGCCTGACCGAGCAGGGCATGGAAGAGGTGTTCGCGGCCCTGTGGCGCCTGGCGCCGAGAATCGCCGACGGAGACCGCGCAGGGCCACTGGACCTGCCCCTGGCGGATGATGCAAGGCCGCTCTGGGTCAAGTTTGTGAACGCCCACGGCCGCGAGACGGCCGACCTGGCGGGCCCCCTGGCCGCGGCCTTCAGCAAACTGGAGGGGTACGCAGCGCGCCTGGCCCTGGTCCTCTGCCTTGCCCGCTGGGCCGAGGACCCGAACACCCTCGGCGACGGCCCCGCGGCCGTTGATGCCGCCAGCGTCGAGGCGGGCATCGCCATCGCCGAGTGGGCGAAGCACGAGACGCGGCGCATCTACGCCGTCCTGTCTGAGACCGGCGAGGAGCGCTCCGCGCGGGAAGTCTTGGAACTGGTCCAGCGCCGCGGCGGGAGCATCACGGCCCGCGAACTTCAGCAGGCGAAGCACTTTGGCGCGGCCGAGGACGCCGAGGCCGCGCTCGCGGAGATGGTCGCCGACGGCCTGGGCGAGTGGGTTGCCGTCCCGTCCGGGGCCAGCGGCGGCCGGCCGACGCGGCGGTTCCGCCTGCTGCCCGGCGTGTCGGCCGATGCGGACCTCGCTGCCAACGAAACCCCCGAAAACGCCCCACATGCCGGGGTTTCGTAGCGTAGCAGAAATTCTGATAAGTGACTTGATTGTGCCGCAAAGTCCTGCCCCCCTGTGGCTGGTAGGGGGGAAGGACAGACGGAGGAAGCGATGGCCAGCGTCTTCAGGCCCAGGTACGTGATGCCCATTCCGAAGGGCGCGGTCCGCGTCACGCTCAAGGGCGCGCCGTGCGTGCGGTACGCCGACGGCAAGGGCAAGGTCCACACGTGGCCGGTTCACTTCGACCGCAGCGGTTGTGAGACCGGCAACATGGTCTGCGAGCAGCAGGTCTGGTGGATGAGGTACAAGATGCCCGACGGCACGCCGCGGCGCGAAAAGGGGTTCCGCGACAAACTGGCCACCGAGCAGGAGGCCGCGCGGCGGGAGCGCGAGGCCCAGCAGATGGCCGCCGGCATCGTGCTCGTGGACCGAAAGACCCTCTCGGACCCCATCACCCAGCACATCGACGAGTACCGCGACAGCCTGGAGCGCCAGGGCAAGGCCGAGCGCTACTACGACCTGGTGCATGCCCGCCTCACGCGGGCGGCAAGAGACTGCGGATGGCTGACGCTGCGGCAGGTGTCGCCGGATGACATGGAGCGATTCCTTGCAGGCCTCAAGGCCGAGGGCCTCGCCCCCAAGACCATCAACGAGTTCCTCGGGGCCACCAAGTCGTTCATCCGCTGGTGTATCCGCACGCGGCGCATGGCCGGCAACCCCCTCGAAGGCGTCGAGAACACCGATAACCCCAGGAACGCGGAGAACGACAAGGCGGCCCTGACGCCCCAGCAGGCCAAGGCGCTCCTGGACGTGGCGGGACCGCGGCGGCTCATCTACTACGTGGCCATGAGGACTGGCCTCAGGCGCGGCGAACTCATGACCCTTCAGTGGGGCGACCTGCACCTGGACGACGCACGGCCGCACATCGTCCTCCGTGCGGCGGCGACGAAGGCCAAGCGGGCCGACACCGTGCCGCTGCGGGAGGACGTAGCGCGCGAACTCCGGGCGGCCAGGCCGGTCGACGCCGCGCCGACGGACAACGTCTTTGACGACGTGCCGCGAATGAGGGCCATGAAGAAGGACTTCCAGGCGGCTGGCATCCCGGAGGCGGACGCCTACGGCAAGGTGTACTGTTTCCACAGCCTGCGGGTGACGTTCGGCACGTGGCTGGCCCAGGCGGGCACCGCGCCGCGGGTCCACATGGAACTGATGCGCCACACGGACCTGAAACTCACGATGCGCTACTACACCGACCCGCGGCTTCTGGACACGGCCAAGGCCGTCCAGGACCTGCCGGACTTGGACGCGGGGCAGGGCGGAAAGGGACCGGGCGGTGCAACGAAACCTCCGAGTTTCCGAGGGAATTTCGGGTTAAGTAGCGTAGCAGATAATGTGAGAGAGGAAAACGAGGTGTGTCTTCAGCGTACGGGAACGGATGACCTAGATGCGAATGTGGCCCTTACCATTGCTCTGAATCGTGCATCTGGGCGTCCAGGAGCGTCCACTTCCGACCAGTTGGGCGGTAGGAGCGCAAAGAGAAACCGCGTTGGCGCTAGCGACAACGCGGTTTCTAGATATCTACTGGCGAGGGCGACGGGGCTCGAACCCGCAACCTTCGGATCGACAATCCGATGCTCTAACCAAATTGAGCTACGCCCCCGCGAGGGCTTCAACCGGCGGCCCGCGTCCTGGAACCAGGAAGCACCCGC